GGGCACGCGGACGACCGGGTGACCCGGGCGCACTACATCGAGGCGAAGGTGGTCCCGCTCGAGCTCGGCCGCATCGTGGACCTCGGCGAGACGCCCCTGTCCTGAGACGACGAAAAGGCCCCCCGGAGAGATCCGGGGGGCCTTTCATACGCCAGAGGCGCTCATCAGTCCAATGGGCCGTTGGAATGAAACCAGTCTACATCGGACCCCTGTCCAGAAACACTCCACTTTGGAGTTGTCCACAGTGCAGTAGGGCGCGGGGCCGCGCGGGACCGCGCGGGTGTTGCATCCCGTTCCGGGCGATACCCGCACGATCGGCATGAAACCGGGGTGCGGGAGTATGCAGCCCCATACTCTCTTGGTCGGGGGTTCGATTCCCTCCTGGGGCGCTTTCTGGCCCGGAATCACGCGGAAGTGACGGTTCCGGGCCCGGACCCCAGGGCCGGAATCCTCCACTTACTCTCCACTTTGAGTCGCCGGTTACCTGCCCCGGTAGACTGTGACGCATGATGCAGAGGGTGGCCGCTGTGGCGGCATTGGGGGTCCTGCTCGCCGGCTGCGCCGCGGGCCCGACGTCGGCGGGGGTGTCGGCATCGTCGTCGGCCTCGGCCGAGCTGACGGCCCGTGCGGAGCTCATCGGCTACGTGTGCGAGTACATGAAGGACCCGGCCGCGTCGGTGGGCGGCCTCGGCCGGGACCTCGTGAACCGGGGCAAGTACCCGGACCACGACACGGCCGTCTACTCGGCGCGGGCCGCGATCTCGGAGGGCTGCCCCCAGTACGCGGGCCGCTAATCCGAGCCCCCCTCCCTAGAGGATCCCCGCCGCACGAGCGACAGTGTCACCACTGAGTGCGTATCCGTCAGGTGTTGGGTGCAGCCCATCCGGGCCGATCAAGTTCACTACGCTGCGGGCGTCATTCTGGTACGCCTGGTAGATGTTCACGAAGGCCCACCCCGAAGCCGCCGCGAGGGCAGACAGCTCGAAGATCCGGGTGACATGCTCCGGGCCGTACTGGGCCTCGTTGGCCCACGCGCTGGTGTGGGGGTTCTGCCCGATGACGGCGATGGTTGCGCTGGTGAGCCGCCCCTGCACGGACTGGACCCATGACTGGTACGGGGGCACCCATAGGCTTCCAGTGCTGGTGGCCTCGTTGTGGCTGTCGTTGAAGATGGCGAGGACCTGCCCGTAGTCGGGGGTCTCCTTCTTCAACCGGGTCGGGTCAGTGTGATAGGACATCGCCGAGCCGGAGCGGGAGGCGTTAAGGACGTAGAGGGTCGGTGCACCCCCGTAGGTCGTCGAGGAATCGCCGTAGCGTTCCCACCTGTTGATCGAACGGGGAACTACCGAGGGGCCGCCCGCGCCGTCGCGGACATCCACCTCGTAGAACTGTGCGCCCGTGAGCGGTGTCGCCACGGGCTGCCACCCGAACCCGCCGACCTCCACGAAGTGCCCTGTCGAAGGCGTCCACATCGCAGGCTGCGAGGCGTTGGTTCCGCTGATGGTGGTTCCGAGCTGCGTCCATGCCACGCCATCCGTGGATGTGTAGAAGGAGAACGAGTAGCCCGAGTTCGGGGTGACAGTCTGGACGCAGCGGAGCCAGATGGGTGCTCCCGCCAGCGCCACGCCGCTGAGTGTCGCGGTGCTGAGCTTCTCTGTGGCGTAGGCCGCCCCATCTGTGGAGAACCTCATGGACAGTGCTCCGGTCGACTTGAGCCGGAACTCCCATTGGAGGTCGTTGCTTATGGTCCCCGAGACATCCTTCCGTGCGGAGCAGAGGATCGTCGAGTCACTGGATGGGGTGAGGGTCTGCAGGGACACGAGGGCCCGCACGTCCACTACGTTCGCGGATGGCTGGAGCGCCGTAGCGGATGACGGGACGTAGCGGAGGGAGCGCGTGGTGATGGCTGCGTAGCGGCGCCCGGCGGCCTGGGCCTGCATGGTGACCCAGGGGAAGAAGTCCTCGTTGGTGGCATCCCAGGCCCGCATGAGCACATGATGGCTCGGGTACCGCCTGGCGAGCTGTCGGGCGAACCTTGCCGAGGTGCGGTCATTGGCGGCCACGGACCCGTCACTGTCGCCGGTGGAGTCCCCGAAGAACGAGAACGCGGCGGAGCGGCCAGCGTCGAGCTGTCGTGTCAGACTGGCGAACTGCGGCGCAGGGGCCGCCGCGGGGTGACCGTTGAGGGTGCTGGCGGTGTTCAGGCTCATGCGTGCACCGTCCCGGTCACCACGAGGTCAACGGCGGCCGTGGCAGAGGCGTAGGCGGCGATGGCGTCTCCGGGGCCGAGCATGGCGCCGGCGAGGTAGTCCTTGAGGGAGAGGGTGTCGTTGGCCGCGAGGGAATAGCCGGAGATGACCCGATGGGTGCCGTCGCCGAGGGTTCCACCCGCCTTGATGACGGAGAGGTAGACAATTACAGCGGTGGCGGTGGTGTTGCACAGGGCCCCGTGCGCGACCTTCACTGACTGCCCCGCCGCGGCCGTGTAGATGGCAGCCTCGGTGGCGCCGAGCTGCTGCGAGACGAGCACCTGCGGGGAGATGGACGAGGCGTGGAGGATGTCGTTGCCGGACATGGGTCAGCTCCCGAAGACGATGGCGAGGGCCGCGGCGGTGCCCGCGGCGGGGATGGTCCAGTTGCCCGGCGTGTAGGAGGCGCCGGAGGTATGGTTGGCGTTGGCCGTCACGACGTTCCCGCCGGGGGCGATCACAGCCTGCCCTGCGGTGTAGGCGGTGTTCGCGGCCCACGGCTTCACGGAGGCCGACACGTCGCTCTCGAGCGAGTTCAGGTTCGTGGCGTTGAGGGCGAGGCCGGAGCCGTTGGTCCAGATGCGTCCCATGCGGGCCTCCTACTTGCTCGGGGTGGCGAGGCGCTGGGCGAGGACGTCCACGACCGCCGCGGGGTCCACCGGCGCCGGCTTGGCCGCGTCGGGGGTGCGGAGCGGGTCCTCCTTGAGGTACGCGCCGAGGGCGTACGCCAGGCCGGAGATGAGCATGTACGCCAGCGGCTGGTAGCGGCCCAGCGGGGCGAGCATGTCCGGGGGGACCATCGAGGCCAGCGAGGCGACGAGGGCCCACGTGGCCCCGGAGGTGACCTTGGGGGAAATGGGGGTGGAGGTCATGGCGGTTCAGGCTCCCGGGGTCGTGGTGGGCTTGATGCGGGCGGCGAGGAGGTCCACGACGGCGGCCGCGACCTTGTCCTCGTCGAGGGCCACAGTGGAGACGGGCGCGGCCTTGACCGCGGCGGTGAGCGCGTCCACCTTCTGGGCCAGAGCGTCGAGGCGGGCCCGCTGGCCGGCGAAGTTCGCCTTGTTCCACGACGCCTCGTCGTCCTTCGTGGTGGTGCCGACCTTCTTTCCGCTCGCGTCGTAGAGCGGGATCGGGTAGGAGCCCACCCCGGCGGCGATCGCAGCGATGAGCTTGGTGAGGCCGGTCTTGGAGCAGGTCCTCCACCAGATGTCGAGGACCTTCTGCCGGAACGAGGTGCCCCCGGCGGCCGTGTCGAGGCCGACCTCGGAGTCGGGGCGGGCGATGGCGTCGATTTCAGCGGACATGGGGCGCTCCTAGGGTTCGAGGCCGAGGTCGGCGAAGAGTTGAGAGTCGGGGTCGAGGATCGGCGCCACGGACGAGGCCGCGGACACGGCGGCGCCGGCGAGGGCGTCCCAGTCGGCCGGGCCGCCGAAGAACACGTCCCCGTCGAGGAGGCCCTGCCAGCCCGGCAGGACGAGGGACGGGGTGAACTGCCAGATGGCCGGGTCGCCGCCCGGGATCGGGGACCGCCCCGCCGGCGGCTGGTAGCCGTAGATGCGCTGGGCGCCGAGGATGTAGGCCGACTCCCACAGGAAGTAGCCCGCGTCCCGGAGGGGCTGGTAGATGCCGGTGTTGATGTTGTCGAAGGGGGCGTACATGCCCACCCCGGCCCCGCGGTCGGCCCGCACCGTGTCGAGCCACACCTGCTGCCAGCCCAGGTTCCGGGCATTGCCGGTCTCGTTGTCGAGGGCGTAGAGGGTGTTGGCGGGGAGCTTGCCGAGGGTGTCCTCGAGGTGGTGCACCACGGTCAGGAACCACTCGGCCTCCTGCGCCCCCGTGCCGGGGGTGCCGTCGTTCTCGAAGTGGTACAGGATCAGGCGCTTGCCGTTGTCGAGGGCGCCCTTGACCTGCTCGAGCATGTGGGCGTTGCCGGAGTAGACGCCGCCGGAGACGTAGATGCCGACGAAGTCGCACGGCACGACGGAGAGGTCGATGCCGCCCTGGTAGCCGGAGATGTCGATGCCGTACAGGGGCACGGTGCCTCCTAGAGGTGGATGCCGGGGGGGATGTCCGCGGGGGTGATCTCGTGGTCGATGCCGTGGGCGCGGATGATGCCGACGAGGCGGTAGACGAAGGCGACGAGGCGGTCGTTGCGGTCCTCGAGGGCGTCGATGCGCCGCTCGGCGTCGGCCTTCCACTCGCGCAGCTCCTTGAGCTCGGCGCGGAGGGGCTCGACGAGGGAGTCGGTGATGGTGCGGATGAGCTCGGAGCGTTCGTTGACGGCGTCGTTGCGGTCGTCGCGGGCGAACTGGTGGCGCTTGCCGAACCAGCCCGCGAAGGCCCCGCCGAGGGTCCCGGCACCGCCGATCAGGATGGACCAGAGGGTCTGGTCGGCCCCGTTCATCCTTGGACCTTGGTGATGGCCAGCAGCGCGGTCATGGTGCACGAGTTGGACGTCTTGAGGGTGCCGCGGACGGTCTGCCCGGCCGTGAGGTAGACGTTGGGGCGGACCACGTCCCACTCCCACAGGCCGTTGCCGGAGCCGCCGGTGTTGACGTGCTCGGCCCAGATGGTGGAGCCGTTGCCGATGAGCTTGGCGTTGGACAGGCCCGGGTCGGCGGAGAAGTTGTACAGGCGCAGGAACAGGGAGTACACGCCGGCCTCGGTGATGTTCACCTGCCCGGACAGGGTGCCGGTGTTGTTGCAGAACGTGTTGTTGTAGGTCACCGACGTCGCGGTGAGGGGGCCGATGTCCCACGGCTGGTTCCCGGTGACGGAGTACCCGCCGCCGTTGGTCCACTCGGCGTGGCGCAGCTTCGTCGGGGAGTGCCAGTTGGTCCCGTCGGAGACCTCGACGAGGCCGTTGAGGTCCCCGCGGGAGACGGTGAGGCCGTTGGCGTTGGCCAGGGCGTCCCGCTCGGTCTGGGAGGCGACGGGGATGACGACGTGGGCGGAGTCGGCGAGGGTGGCGAGGTCGCCGGCGAGGTTCCATGCGTCGGCGTTGACCGGGACGGTGATCTTGTTCGGGCGTGTCTGCGGCACGGGCGGGTCCTATCTGGTCCAGTCGATCGACAGGAGCCCGGAGTCGGGCTGCCGGGTGCGTCCGGTGAAGCCCGCGTAGGTCCCGCCGCTGATGGCGATGCCGCCGCCTGCGAGGAGGTCGGCGGCGAAGGAGGTGGGGAGGGTGTAGACGGTGCCGCCCTGCCACGGCCCCGCCGTGACCGTGGCGGTGGCGGTGCCGAGGGCGACGTTCCCGGCGGGGCGGCCGCTGGAGGTGTGGGTGGAGAGGTTCACGGTCACGGGCGTGTCGGGGGTGCCGGCGCCGTTGCGGGGGCCGAGGGTGAAGCGGATGGCGGTGACGGTGCGGCCGGCGAGCTCGGCCGGGGAGCCGCCGTAGAACCACGCCCCGGTCAGGGCCCCGGACCCGCCGTCGCCCTGGTAGACGTCCGAGGTGCCCTGCCAGCCCCACCCGGTCCCGGTCCACGTGGCGGTGTCGGTGGCGGCGTAGTCCGAGGTGCCCCAGGAGGCGAGGGCGGGAGGCGGGTCGATCGGGGACGCGACCGGGCCCGGGTCGGGGGCGACGGTGACCTTGCCGGTGGCGGTGGGCTGCCCCGCCGCCCACGACAGGGCGACCGTGTCCCCCACGGTGGGGGTGTAGGCCGAGAGGTACACGGCGTCGTAGTCGTTCCCGTCCGCGTCCGTCACGGTTATCGTCGGCGACCCGACGGGGACGGCGGACACCGAAGCGGCGGCCGGGCGCGGGGCCGTGCCGAGGCGGCCGACGATCCACGCCTCGGCCTGCCCCTCCGGGCCGGCGACGAAGTCCACCGCGACCGGGTCCCCCTCCACGACGGTGAGGGGGTCGATGATGCGGGCCGGGATCGTGGAGCCGTTGACGTTGACCGAGAGCGGGCCGCCCCCGTACGGGGCGACCATGACGCCCTGCAGGCGGGTCACGGCCCGGGGGGCGAGGTTGCGCAGGAGCGGGCCGAACAGGGACACGGTCAGCCTCTCGGGGTCAGGGAGTCGGACGGGTACAGGCTGTCGGACGGGTACAGGGCCCGGGGCGTGCCGGCGGCGGGGATGCCGGGCTGGTTGCGGAGCACGGGCCCGGCGATGCTGTCCAGCACCGACCCGGCCCCGAGGGCCGTGGTGACGTCGCTGTAGGAGCACCGCACCGTCAGCGTCATCCGGTCCACGGACGTGCCGGCGCCGCGGAGCCCCATCTTCACCACCCGGCCCGAGAGGGGCACGGCCATGCCGTTGACGACCGGGTTCGCGACGGTGACCCAGTCCCCGACCTGCAGGTGCGGCATCGGGAGTGCCTCGACGGTCAGGTCGGTGGTCAGGCCCGCGATCTGCGTGTCGCGCATGGTGCGGGCGTAGGCGTTGCACTGGTCCTGCGTGGTCAGCATCGTGGACGAGTAGAACTGCGGGTACCGCCCGTGCGGGCCCCCGTACCGGAGCGGCCCGGCGGTGATGGACGCGGTGCCGCGGACAGGGACGGACTGGCCGTTGACGGTGGCGGTGCCGTCGGCGACGAAGAAGTTGTACAGGCCCTCGTACTCCTGGGCGCGGTTGACCCGGACGAGGAGGCCCTCGGGTCCGCCGTACAGCTTCGCGACCGGGTCCGTGGTGGTGAGGGGGTAGACCTCGCACTGCCCGTCGCCGTTCATCCTGACCCCGGCGGTGAGGCGCTTGGCGAGGTCCTGCACGGCGGCCCACCGGTCGCCCTGCTGCTGGTACACCAGCGTCTTGTTCACCGGGGCGTCGGTGACGCCGGCGTCCACGGTGACGGGGACCCGGTCGGCCAGCAGCCGCCGGATCTCCCCCAGCACCGTCGGCGAGTTCCCCTGCGGGGACTCGGGGGCGACGAAGCGGTCGTTGGCGACGACGCGGGCGAGGTCGGACGCGCCGATGCCGATGGTGGCGCCCATGGGGGCCAGCCGCAGCACCGCGCCCGGGACGACGGGGGTGTCGGGGGTGACGGCCCCGGCCTCGGAGACGACGTAGGCGGCCCACTCCTCGGACGGGTCCGAGTCGGTGATCCGGTACCAGCCCAGGTTCACGGTCCCGGCCCCGCCGACCTCGTACATGACCTGCAGCTTCGCGCCGCCGGAGCCGAGGGGGTCCTCGAGCAGCCAGGGGGCGAGCTCCCCGGAGGGGTCCTGCACGGTCAGGTTCAGGGACTGGTAGCCGCGGGAGTCGTCCCAGTCCATCGACCAGGCGGAGACCTGCAGGGGGTCGGGGCAGGCGAGGCGGCCGCCGTACCAGGCCCAGACGGTGAGCCGGTCGCCGGTGCGGGAGCCGTGGAGGGCGGCGAGGGTGGGCGCGTCGATCGGGCGTGCCATGGCCGGCTCCTAGAGGTAGGCGTTCACGGTCCCCGTGAAGGTGGGGGTGTTGGACCCGGTGACGGTGATCGAGATGCGGAAGTACGGGGCCTTGACCGTGAAGTTCCGCACCACCGCGACCGGGGCGGTGAGCGGGTCGAAGGCGTCCGCCGGCTCGGCGCTGGCCCACGTGGACCCGTCCATGGACCACTGCACCTCGAGGACGAGGGACGGGGACGTGCCGGAGGTGGCGGTGAGGTCGAGGAAGACGCTGAGGGTGTCGCGGTCGCCCACCGGGTACCCGGCCGAGGTGGTCGGGGTGGCGCCGAAGGTGACGGTCCCCGCGAAGAGTCCTTTGGTGATGGGCAAGGTGCGGCTCCTAGGATCCGGTGGGGGACTTGAGGACGTCGAGGTAGGTGTCGCCGTTCCCCGAGTAGGCGGTCTGCGCGGACTGGTAGTCCGACCACACCCCCGCCACCGCCCCGTACGTCCAGATGGGGACGAGGATGGACGCGGTGGGGGCGGCGACCCCGGCCCCGGTCAGCTGCCACTTGGTCAGCGACCCGCCGAACGCGATGGTCACGGGCTGCTCGACGGCCTTGGGCACGGCCGCGTAGAACAGGCCCGGCACCCCGGCCTCCCGGCCCGTGTTCGGGGGCCGGACGAGGATCGTGGCAGCCTGGGCGAGCAGGTCGCGCAGGTCCGTGGTGGCCTGGGCGGTGTTGGTGAACATGGAGAAGTCCACGTTCGCCGCGGCGAGCCGCTGCCCCCCGATCGCCACCGGGTACGCGGAGCCGAGGACGGGGATGATGCTGACCGACGAGTCGTACTCGAGGGCCTTGACGGCGGCGGCGGTCAGGTAGGGCATGGACGAGTCGCCGCGGGTGACCGCGAGCGGGATGGCGGAGCCGGGGACGAGGGGGTCCTGGATCCACCATGTGGGCTTCCCGCCCGCGTCCACCGGCGGGGTGAGGGTGGCGGTGGCGGTGGTGGTGGCGGTGCCGGTGTCGGGCCCGGCGGTGACCTCGAGGTCGTAGGCGACGGTGCGGCCGAGGGGTGCCTCGTAGTCGGTGACGGCGGTGGAGCCGTTGACGGTGAGGCCGCGGGTGCCGCGGACGGCGGCGCGTTCCCCGTCGGCGGTGCGCCAGAGGTTCACGGTGTTGTCGGATCCGGCGGTGAGGCCGGTGACGGTGATGGTGATCCTCGGGCAGGGGGCGTCGGTGGCGGTGGCGAGGGTGAGGGTTGCCATGGGGGCTCCTATCCGAGTCCGGGGCGCATGGCGGCGGCGTCGCGGACGGCGGCGCCGATCTCGGACCGGGCCACGGACTGCACGGTGGCGCGGACCTGCTCGCCGGTGAAGGGGTTCTGCACGTAGACGGTCAGTGCCATGGGCTCGCCTCCCCCTCCGGGGGGGAGCTGGCCGGTGCGGTTGATGTAGTCCAGCGCCGGTGCGCCGACGCGGGACGCGGCGGTGGCGTTGACGGTGAACTCGCCCGGGGACAGCATGGTCGGGATCGTGTCCGTGCCCCTCGCGTACCGGGACGCGGCGCCTCCGCTGGCGAAGTAGGCGGGGCCGGTGCCGGCCCAGCCGCCGTGCGCGTTGGCGTGCACCATGCCGCCGCCGGCGGTGCCGGGGGCGTTCTCCCCGCCGCCGGTGTTGACGGTGGTGATGGTGACGGTCTTGTCGTGGATGGCCGCGATGTCGGCCTGCACCCGGGCGAGGGCCGCCTCGGCCGCGGCTGTGTCGGCCTCGATCTTCGTGGGCGGCACGGAGGCGGGGATCTGCAGGATCTTGTCGATGTACGCCGTGACCGCGTCCCGGTCCACGCCGTGCGCGACCGCGTTGTCGATGATCTGCTGGCGCATCTTCTCCATCTGCGCCTTGGCCTGCCCGGTCGCGTTGTCCATGCCGCCGTTGGCCTCGATGACCTGCTCGAGGGCGGAGACCTGGGAGTTGAGCTGTCCGCGCAGGGCCACCGACGCCGCCGACATGTCGCCGATGTTGGTGGTGGTGAAGTGGATGGTCTTGCCGACCTTGTCCACGTGCGTGCCCATGTTGGCCAGCTGCGAGTCGAAGGCGTTCTGCGCCTGCGCCGCGGAGAGGGCCTTGCCGTTGAGCCCGTCGAGGGTGGCCTTGAGGATCCCGGCCGCATCGTTCTCGAGCTGCATCTTGACCATGGCCTGGTCCGCGGCGTCGGCCTGCTTCTGCTGGGCGTCCGTGGCCGTGTCGATGGCCGCGGAGGTGGTCCCGAGCACGTCGGCGGCGTTCTGCGAGGCGTAGGCCTTGTCGATGTCCGCCTGCGTGGCCTGCTTGGACACGGCCGCGTACTGCTGGTTGACGTGCAGCTGCTGCTGGATCGCCTGCGAGGTCTGGTTCATGGCCGGGCCGAGGAGGTCCGCGGCGGCCTTCTGGTCGAGGATGGACTGCTGGATCTTGAGCCCGGAGACCTTCGCGTTGGCCGCGGCCGTGCTGTACTTGTCGTTGGCCTGGTTGATGGCGTCCTGCACGATGTGCAGCGCGTCCGCGTTGCCCGTGACGGCCTGGGTGAGGGTGTCGTAGCCGAGGCCGAGCTTGCCGAGGGCGTCGTACGCGCCGGCCTGGGCGAGGTTGTGCTCGGCCAGCTTCGTGGTGTTCTCGCCGATGGCGTTGTTGTCCCGCTCGAGCGCGTCCGCGTAGGCGTTCGCGGACGGGATGGCCTGCTGCTGCGAGGCGGCCGAGGACATGAAGCCGATCGCCAGCCCGGCCAGTGCCGCGGTGAGGATCCCGACGACCGGGATGGCGAGGTTGGCGGAGATCCCGAAGAGGGTCATGGCGCCCTCCGCCCCGGCGACCTCGGTGCCGAAGGTCGCCACGGCCGCGCCGGCGAGCTTGAACGTGGTGGGCATGATGAGGGCGGTCTGCACGAGCCCGGCGAGGACCGGCAGGGGCAGGGCGTTCAGGACGTCGGAGATGCCGGAGAGGACGGCGACGACGCCGGGGCCGAGCGGGGCGAACGCGGCGAGGATGTTCCCGGCCAGAGTCACGAGGGACTCCAGCAGGTGCAGCACGCCGGGCATCTGCGCGGTCGCGTAGGCGACGAACTGGGAGAAGCCGTTGTCCGCGGTCAGGCCCGCGAGCCAGCCCACGAACTGCTGCAGGGCCTCCGACCCGGCCGTGATGAGGGGCTGCATGTTCTCCAGCCCGGTCAGGAGCCCGTCCACGACGCTGCGGCCCATGTTGCCCAGAGCCTGTGCGCCCTCGCCGACGAGCTGGTTGAGGACGGGCATGGCCCGGTTCACATCCTCGGCGGCGCCGGAGAACTGGGCGAGGAACTGCTGCGCGGCGGTCTGCTCGAGCTGGTCGAGGCCGGTCTTGAGCATGGCGAGCTGGTCGGTGTACACCTGCCCGGTGACCGTGCCCTGGGACATCTCGTCCTTGATGCCCGCGATGGCGGCGGCACCGGCCGCGCCCATGATGGTCAGCGAGGTGCCCATGCCGACCGCGGCGGCCGCGATCGAGTCGGCGCCGGCGAGCAGCAGCGGGGAGGCGGCGAGGAATGCCTGGATCCACGAGAACTGGGACTTCCTCGCGTCCGTGTTCTGCTTCGTGGAGGAGGTGTCCCGGTCGGTGGCCGCGGCGCTGCCGTCAGTGGCGGCGGCGGCGGCCCGTTCGGCCTCGGTCGCGTCGCGGACGGCCTGCTGCCGGGCCTGCAGGGCCCGGTCGTACCGGTCCTCGGCGGCGATGAGGGCGTTCTGGGCGCGGAGGCGCTGCTGTTCGGTCGCCCCGCCGCGGGTGTTGGCGTCGTCGAGGTTCAGCTGGGCGATGCGGAGACGGTTCTCCGCCATCTCCAGCTCACGCAGCCCGGCGATCGCCTCGGCCGTGTTCGCGTGGACATCGACGTTGACGTTGCGCCCGTCGAGCCGGTCGGCCTGCTCCCCCGCCGTCCGCATCCCCCGCTCGAAGTCGTCGGCGTTGAGGGTCAGGCGGGCGTTGATGGAGCCTACGGTGGTGGGACCCTCACTGGACACGGCGGGTTTCCTCTCAGGAGAACAGGGGCGGCGCCTCGGGCTCGGGCTCCGGGGGCCGGGTGGCCCGGTACAGGCGGGAGTCGCAGGCGAGGAGCCCCTCGACCAGGTCGCGGAACTCCGCCCACGTCATGGGCGGGCGGGCCCGGAGCCTGATGCCGTAGTGCTCGGCGAAGTCGGCTACGAGGAGCGGCCAGTGTCCGAGGATCGCTTCCCACGTGACGGCGTGGCCTTCGCCGGGGTCTTCCTCGTACCACTCCCAGAGGCCGGTGGCGGCGTCGTAGTCTCCCCGTCCGTGGGGGTCGTCCGGGCCGCCTCGTACGCCTGCCGCAGGACCTTGATGAGCTCCAGCGGCGCTTTTGGGTCGCGCCACGCCTCTTCTGCCGCGGCCCGCCCGAACTTCCACTCGGCCAGGGCGACCATGGTGACCCGCTGGACGATGTCCGGGGACGCGCCGGCCTCGGCGAGCTCGGTGAGGACGTCGCCGAGGAGCGCCTCGGCGAGCTCGCCGACGCCGATGCCCTCGGTGATGCGTGCCTGCAGGGCGAGGCCCTGCTCGAAGCTGATGACAGGCAGGGTGTACTCCCTGCCGCGGAGGGCGAGGACGATGGGGCCCTCGATCTCCTCGAGCGGTGCGAAGCCCATGGGTGGTGGTTCCTTCTGTGGTGGTCCGGTGTGGTTCCTGGGGGTGGTGCCCTCCCCGCCGCGGAACCACCGCACGGCGGGGAGGGGGTCAGGGGGCTAGGGCCTAGCCGCGGGTGTAGGCGAAGCTGGCCGAGGTGCCGGCGCCGTTCGTGACCGTGATCGGGGCCGACCCGGCCGTGCCGGCGGGCATGAGCGCCTCGATGGTGGAGTCGGAGATGACGTCGATGGACGTGGCCGCGGTGCCGCCGAACTTGACCCCGGCAGCGGTCGCGCCGGTGAAGTACGCGCCCGAGATCCGCACCATGGCACCCGCTGCGGCGCCGGACGGGGTGGCGGAGATGATGACGGGGACGGCCGGGGACGTGGCCGGGTTCGTGATCGAGGACACGACGCCGTCGGCGGTGAAGGTGACGGTGATCTCCTCGATGTCCGACACGCCCGTCTTGGACGCCTGCCAGTCCACGAGGAAGTACCCGCTGTACGCCTCGGAGGCGCCGTTTCGGTCGTACCAGCGCACGTAGATGCGGGCCTGGGTGCCGAACTGGAAGCGGGTCTGGCGGACCTGCTCCTGGCCGGGGTCGAACGCCCCGCCGGAGGTGAGGACGCGCTGGGCCTTGACGACGATCTTGACGCCGGTGAGGGTCTTCTCGAAGGCGGCGAAGCCGTTGGAGTCGTAGTTGTCGGCGGCCTGCAGGGTGGGGGTCTCGGACGGGGAGAGGTCCTGGATGCCCTTGAAGGGGATCCAGGTGCTGTTGTCGGTGGAGACGTCGAGCTTGAAGCGGCGTGCGAGGGCGACGGTCATGGTGGGTGCCTCCGTGGGGCTGTTCCGGGCAAATGGAAGAGCCCCAGCCGGGAGGCGTGGGGCTCAGAGGGGGTTATGGAGTTGTCGTGCGGGGTGGTGCTAGTCCCAGCCGCCGGCGGGGCGGTTGACGGTCGCGGCGACGTCGAGGTCGAGGACGTACCGGTCGATCCGGGTCCACCGGCGGGCCGGGTCCTGCCCGTTGCCGATGCTGTTCTGCCGCAGGCACTGGATCACGTGCGTGGAGCCGAGGGTGAGGTCGCGGGCGCCGTGGAGCAGGTCGAACACGGCATCGCCGAGGTCGTCCACGTCCAGCGGGTCTCCGGGGAGGCCGCGGAAGTAGAACTGCACGAGCCACTGCCCCAGCGGGATCACGGCCGCGTCCGTCAATGGCACGACCATCATCATGATCACCCGGTCAGGGGACGGCGGCGAGTCGTGGAAGGTGATGGCCGTCTCCCCCGCCGCATACGGGGTCCCGTCGGCACGGTAGGTGCCGATGCCGGAGCCCGCGATCGTGGACGCGAGGCCCGTGAGCAGGTCGCGGGTGCTGGTGGCCATGGTCCGCCCATTCTAGTCGTAGTGCTTTGCGAGTTCCTCGGTGACGATCTGCAGCACCTTGGGGGTCTCCTGCACGAGGGAGGTCACGAGGTAGAACGACTGCCCGACCTCGTGGCGGAGGGCCTTGCCGTGGTGGGAGACGCCGTACTCCTGGTAGCGGGCGTAGGGCCCGGGGAAGTAGACCTCGGCGCCGTCGTCGTGGACCTTGACCTCGGCCGAGGCGGCGAGGTGGCCGGTCTCGACGGGGGCCTTGGCGACGGCGGCCTCGTGGAGGTGCTGCATGCCCTTCTGGGCGGCGTCGGGGATGGCGGCGACGACGGCCTCGGTGACCTGGCGCAGGTGGACCGCGAACTCACCCATCGAAGTGGTCTGGGTCGCTCTCCCACGCCTCGATGCTGCGCTGGGAGAGCCGCTCGAGGAAGTCTGCGCTGATCCGGCGGGCGGCGTCGCGGGCGATGATCGACTCGCCGCGGGCTAGTTGAACTTCCATGGCGCTCCTAGGTGAGGTAGACGACGGTGTGCTCGGGCAGGCCGAGGCCGGGGGCGTCGAGCTGGTTGGTCGTGATGACCTGCGCCGCCCGGTCCGCCGGCGGCCACAGCGCCGACTCCGGGTACACCGTGTCGGAGGGGTAGATCGCCGGGGCGGGCTGGGTGACCCGGCTGTCCGGGGTGAACCGCCACGCGTCCGCCACCGCGCAGTAGACGCGGGTGGAGGAGACGACCTGCTCCCCCGTCCCGGAGCGGACGAGCTGGGTGGAGGAGTCGAGGTAGCAGGTGACCGTGGCGGGTGCCTCGTACACGGGCCCGTTCGCGCCGGCCCCGGCGTAGGTCTCCACCGTGACGGTGTGGACGAAGAAGTCCGTGATGTCCCCGCTCATCCGACGATCCAGGGGCCGTAGGTGTTCACCCCGGCGGCGCGGAGGATCCGGGCCGCCTCGGGGACGAGGTTCTCCACCGAGTCCATCCTCGCGGCGAGGACGGCGGGGTTGACGGCGGCGGCGGTGTCGTAGTCCAGCGACGCGGACCCGATCTTCTTCCCCCGCAGCACCCCCGCGGTCGGGAGGGCGCCGGCGGCGGGGTCGATGCCGTTGGCGGCCCAGTAGGCGGCCTGGGTGCAGGTCGCGTCGTTGAACGCCTGCAGCGTCGCGGCATCGGTGGGGAGGCCGGTGGTGTCGGCGGCGTAGAACGCCGAGGCGGTCGCGTCGCGCACGAGCAGGGACGCCGAGCGGAGCAGGCTGGTGGCGTTGGCGGGGGCCGTGGTGCCGGTCCACGCGGCGAGGTCGCCACTGGTGGCGTAGACGAGCGTCACGGGGTCCTCCTGCTACTTGGTGCGGGGCTTGGCCACGGCGGCGGCCTCGGCCTCGATCTCGCGGCGGAGGGCGAGGCGCTCCCGCTCGAGCTTGATCTCGGTCAGGTTCGGCACGACGTTCGGGTCGGGGGCGCCGAAGAGTTGGGGGTGGGCGGCGCGGGCCTCGTCCTCGCTGATGACGGCCCACCCGGGCAGGGGGTAGACCTGGCCGTTGTCGGCGCGCTGGGTGAGGTATTCCCCGTAGGTGTACTCATCCACCGAGTGGACGACGCCGAAGGCGTTGCGGATGTAGATAGCCAAGGTGGTGGTCCTCCTGGGACTTCCGGGTGGGTGTGGTTCAGGGGTGCGTGCACCAAGTCCTGACGGGTGCCAGGACTTGGTGCACGCGGGTGGGGCTAGGAAAGGACGACGAACGCCTTCTCGTCACGGAGCTTCGCCGTGCCGTACAGGATGTCCGTGGTGCACTGCACGCCGAGGTTGTCCGCGTTGTAGGACAGGGAGACGCGCAGCACGAGGCCCGACTTGGGGTCGGTGACCGAGGCCTGGGCGACGCCGGTGCCGACGGGGGCGTCGGGCAGGCGGCGGGAGGCCAGGATGATCGCACCCGGGTCCAGCGCGAGGTTCTTCGTGCTGTTCGGGGTGCCGGCGACGACGGGGACGAGCTGGGACTCGTGCACCTGCAGGCCGTAGAGGTCCGAGGAGACGAGGCCGGCCTCGACGTCGCCGCGGGCGCCGTTGTTGAACGCGAAGAACGACTGCAGCGACGAGTCGCCGAGCAGAGACGCCGTGTCCTTGGTCGAGATGATGAGGTGGCGGTTGCCGCGGGGGATCTTCTTGTCGGTGAAGGTCTTGTTCGCGGTGCGCAGCACCGACGCTGCGAGGTCCGTGCCCGAGGCGCCGATCGGCGTGGTGGAGAACGACGAGTACAGGGCGAAGAGGTCCGTCTCGACCTGCTCGGCGAGGGCCGGGATCGCGTTGGCCATGTGCTGCTGCATCGTGCTCGGGTTCGCCTGGGCGCGGGCGAAGTCCTCGATGAGGAAGGTGACTTCCTTGTGCTTGTTCAGCGTGACCGTGGTGTCGGTCGTGGTCGGGACCTGCTTCGTGACCGCGGCGTTGGCGGCCTTGTCGTTCGCGACGAACGTGCCCGCGTACGGGATGTGGAGCTTGGACCCGACGCTGAATGCGTTGGTGATGTCGGAGTCCTTCGTCACGAGGGGTGCGAGGACGATGTTGGACCGGAGGACCTCGAGGGCCGTGTTGGCCCAGATTTCCGGGATGAAGGGGACGTCGGACGTGCTGGTGATGTTCGCCATGGTTGGCTAGCTCCTAGGCTGTGATGCGCCCGTGCTGGAGGGCGTCGAGGATGTCCGCCTTGTTCGCCTGGAAGAACTCCGGCGAGGCGAGCTGTGCGCGGGTGAAGGTGCGGCCGCCGGCACTTCCGGTGCTGGTGAAGTCCGCTCCGCCGACGGGCGCCGCCTGGGCTGCCTTGAGGCGTGGGTTCTGGGTGAGGTGCTCGCCGATGAGCGCATCCAGTGCGTCGGGGTCGGCGGAGGCGGCCCGCTCCATGAAGGAGCGGGAGTCGAGGAGGGCGTTGGGGTCCGCGCCCTTGGCGGTGGCGGCCTTGTAGATGGCCAGCTCGCGGCGGGCGGCCTCGGCGGCCTGCTGGGTGGTGGTGAGCTGCTCGGTGAGCTTGGCTGGGTCGGCGGGCTCGTCGTCCTTGACGAGGCCGAGGGCCTTCCCGATGGACTGGGCGAGCTCCTGCCGGGCCTGTTCGGCGGCGGCGGTCTTGGCGTTGACCCGCTCGGAGGCGTTCTCGCGGCGGAGCCGCTCGATCTCGGCGCGGGCGGCGTCGGGGTCCTCCCAGGGGGAGCGGGCCTTGTCGGTCTCGGGCTGCTGCTCCTCGCGCACCGGGGCCGCGGGTGCCGCCTCCGGGGCGGGCGCGGTCGTTTCGGCGGGGGCGGTGGTCTCGGCGATGGTGGTCTCGCTCATGGCGCTGTCCTCCTGGGACTAGGGCTGCTGGGTGAATCCGAGGTTGGGCTGTTCGCGGTTGCGGCGGCGCAGGAGCCCGTGGCGGGTGATGTGGTCGCGGATCGCTGCCTGCGCGGCGCGGGCGCGGCGGTTCGCGTCGGCCGCGGCGGCGGGGGTGAGGGCCGTCTCGTGCTGGGCCTTGGCGGCGCGGACGGCCCGCTCGAGCGCCCGCAGCCGCTGGGTGGCCTGGTATGCGGCCTCGGCCTGCGCCGTCCACGGGGACGGTTTGAGGACGGTGGTGCCGGGGGTGTACGCGGTGAGGGTGTGCTTGCAGTTGGGGTGGAACAGGCCGGCGGCGGTGGCCTCCTCGACGGTGGCGTCCACGGTGACGGTGTGCCCGTCCTGCTGGAACGTCCCCGCCCCCATGGTCGCGAGGACCTTGCCCTCCCACGGTGCGCACAGCGGGCAGGGGCGGCCGGTGCCGGAGACGGTGAAGAACACGGTCCCCAGCTGGGTCATGCGGTCCATGGCGCTGTCGCGGTAGGCTCTCGCGGCGGCGGTGCGGACGGCCATCTCCGTGTAGGTGGCGAGGTTCCACTGGCGCCCGGCCCGGTCGGTGAAGCCGGTGATGCCCTGCCCCATGAGGTCCCGCCACGCCTGCTCCTGGGCGGCCTTGGGCTCGAGCTCGCCGAAGACCTGCCGGGACGCTGCCGCGGCCACGGCGGCGCGGTAGGCGTCGTCGGGGAATCGGGTGATCCGCTGCGCCGCGGCCCTCAGGGAGTCGGTGAGGTCGCGGGCGACCATGGCGACGGCGTTGGGCTGGTGGTCCGGGACCGTGACCCACGCCGGCGCCTGCACGTGCGGGGCCGCGTTGCGTGCCCCGTAGGCGGCCCCGTGCTGGCCGGCGGTGTCGGTGATCTGGGCGGCCAGTGCGGGGGCCCGTGCCGCGAGCCGGGTGGCGGTGGCGCGGGCGGCGGCGCGGAGGTCGCCGAGCAGGGCCGGCCACGCCTCGGGGTGGTGGAGGGCGTGGCGGACGAGGCGGGCGCTGGTCAGGAGCAGGTCGCGCTGGGCTGCGCCGTACTCACTGAGCGCCAGCCCCGCCGCGAGGGTGGCCACCGCGGCCAGGGTCTGCGGCCGCTGCTGCGTCTCCTGCTGGGGCGGCTGGGTCTGCGGCTGGTCCAAGGTCGGCCCCTGTCATTCCGGTCGGGTCGGGCAGGGCGGGGAACGCCGACGCCTTCTCCGACTGGATCCGGGCCACCTCCGCGTCGATCTGCTCGCGGTTCCAGTCCGGGTGGACCATCTCCACCATCGTCTCGGTGGAGGCGGCCTCCGCCGCGCGGAGCAGCTGCACGGTCTGGGCGAGGGCGTCCAGGGAGGGGGCGAGGGCGTCGGGGAACTCGACCTCGGGCAGGTCCCCGTGCCGTCCCGGCCCGTGGAACACGTGCGCATCGACGTCGAGGAGGGCGGCCATGAGGCGCTGGAGGGCGGGCTTGGCGTAGCGGATCTTCGCGTCCCGGGTCAGCAGGGTCAGCTTCTCGCGGGAGTCGACCTCGGTGGCGGTGACCGTGCGGGTGGTCTGCCCGTTGGTCTCCCCGAAGGTCTGCGGGGAGTAGCCGGCGGCGGCGAAGATCCGGGTCAGCAGGTGCGCGGCGGTGGAGAGGTGCTCCTGGACGCGGATCGCGAACTGCACCTGCTCGATCGGCGCCGACCCGCCCCCGTTGAGCGACCCGACCCCGGCCTTGAGGTTGGTGAACACCTCCCGGTCGGCGTTGAACTGGGCGCCGAGGCCGGGGGCGTTGACGTCGAGCATGCCCTTGTCGATCAGGACGCGGGCCTTGCCGAGGCGGATGTCCCGCATCCACGAGGTGTAGGTCTCGTCGAGGGCGTCCATGAGGTCGATGCAGCCGTCGAGGTCGGAGCGGCCGAGGTTGCCCATGACCGGGTCCTTGCGGTTGGCCCGGTTCGGCTTCACGTTCGGGAAGTACGCGGCCGTGAGCAGCTCGGAGCCGGTCTCCACGCTGGACTCGGCGTCGACGGTGGCGGCGAGCCCGGCCGTGGCCGGGTGCTCCGTGAGCGGGACGCGGGTGCCGATGTTGCCGTTGTTCCCCGAGGCGTAGAGGCCGTACTCGATCCGGCCCGGCTCGTGCGACTCCAGCAGGAGCCAGTGGCCGGGGTCGCCGTCGAGCTTGGGCAGCTCCTGCCAGAACACCACCGACACCAGCCGCCCGTACCGGAAGGTGGGGACGGCCTGGTCCGGGGCCATGGGCACCAGGAATGGGGTGTCGGAGACGCTGTGGTCCCAGCAGATGCGCAGGTACGCCCCGGTGAGGGCGGAGCCGAGCTCGGCGGCCTCGAGGAGGGCGGTGTGGGCGGAGTCGTCGATGAGCTCGGCGAGGCGCTGGTTGGCCTTCTCGATCATCGACTGCGGGCCCTTGGGCGGGTCGCCGTCCTCGTCGAGGTCGGCGAACTTCACCGCGGGCATCTCGCCCCACACGACCTGGGCGGACATGCGGGCGATCTCGGACGCGACCGGGACGTGCATCTTGGTGGGGCGCTCGCCCTGCTGGTTGGGGCGGGGGGCGCCCCAGAACATGCGCTTGATCTGGCCCCAGACGCCACTGGCCATGGCGTAGGAGTAGGTCTGCTCGAGGGCGTCGATGTCGCCGGAGTACCATGCGTCGTACTCGGCGAACATGCGGTAGGCGGCCTTGTGCGGCTCGGGGGGCCATACGGCGCCGTTGTCGGGCAGTGCCACGCGGTGGCCCCTTTCGGTCGGGCTAGGAACGCTTGATCATTTCGATGTGGGAGAGCGGGATGACGGCTACGAGGCTGCGGGTCTTCTTGGTCCAGTTGCCGTCCCGGTCGGGGGTTCGGAGGCCCTCTTCCTTGACCTTCCAGAACCTCACGACCGTCTCGCTGCTGGGCTGGGGGATCACGCCGCTGAACCGGTCATCGACCGCTGGGGTGATGCTGTGCTCGTCCGCGTCGATGTTGTGAATGTTGCCGTTGAGGAGGTGCGCTGCGAACAAGGTGGGTTCCTTCGGTTGGTGGGTGATGTGGTGTGGTGGGTTGGTCAGTGCGAGCCTACGTATTCCCGCCAGAGTGTCTCCGTAGTGGATATCGCGTAGCGTCCAGCGTCACAGTAATGGTCAGCGACCTTCACGGGGGCGTCCTTGCCCTTGAGGGCGGCGGTCTCGTCCCACGAGTAGCCGGTGACCTCGTTCACGAAGCCGCGGCACCGGTCCGAGACGAGCAGGTCGCCCGTGCCGAGCAGGGACGCGACGGTCTTGATGCCGTACTCCACGTCGTTCTCGGCGTTGGCCAGGTTCGTCACCCCGTCCGCGTACAGCTGCGTCTTGAACGACGCGGCGGAGGGGTCGCAGATGATGTAGGCGGGCTCGAGGTGGGGCTGGTCGCGCAGGTGCGGCCTGCCCAGCCACGACCGCAGCCCCTCGGACAGGCGGGCGTCGGTCCAGGCGTGGCCCTTGGGGGTGCCCCACTCGTCCACGAGGTACAGCCGCCGGCGGGCGACGTTGCCGCGCTCGTCGTACTCGCGGGACAGGCCCAGCAGCAGCGCCGCGGTCGGGTTGTTCGTGCCGTAGTCGATGCCGACGCCGAGGAGGGACTCCATGTGCGGCAGCGACTCCCACGGCACCAGGTGCCGCTCGGGGTCCCACATGGGGTAGACGGCGCCGTCGGCGGCGACCCATTCGCCCTCGATGAAGCGGCGGAACCACAGCCCGGTGAACTCGCGCCGCTTGGACTCCTTGTACTCCTCGGTGAGGGAGGGGTTGTCGTCCATGGTGAAGCGCCAGTGCCGCCAGTTGGGCAGCTCGGCCAGCCGGTCGAGGAACTTGGCCTTGAGCCAGTGGGCGGGGTTGTCGGGGTTGGTGGAGCCGAAGAGCTTGGCGCCGGGGACGGACATGCGGCCGAGGAGCTGGGTGAAGAACTCTTCGGAGAGGACGGTGAGCTCGTCGCCGTAGGCGCCGGCGACGGTCATGCCGCGGATGACCTTCTCGGCCTTCGCGTCGGAGGCGCCGATGAGGTGGACGGTGCGGCCCATGACCTTGACGGTGGGGGCGCCGTAGTTGCCGACGACGGCGTCGGCCATGGGGCCGAAGAGGGAGGGGTCCTGCATGGGCAGGACGAGGTTGCGCCAGACGGCGTCGCGGGTGCGGCCGACCATGACGAGCTCGCCGCCGCGGGGGGCGCGGCCGACGTAGAGGAGCCAGCGGAGGAGGGTGACGAAGGTCTTGCCGGCGCGGATGGACCCGTCGCAGATGTTGACGGAGGCGGTGGAGTGCTGGAGGTAGTCCAGCTGCTTCGGGGACAGCGCGGTCACTGGGGCACCTCGGGCGGCAGCCCCAGGGAGGCGGCGAGGGCCTCGACGACGGAGACGGCGGCCTCCTTCTCGGCATCCCCGGCGGGGGTCAGGTTCCGCAGCGCGGTCGTGGCTGAGGTGAGGCTGTTCTGGACGTTGCGGAGCTCGTCGGAGGGCACGAAGTCCAGCTCGGTCACCTGCTCGGACCCGCCCGCGCCCTTGAGCTTGGCCTTCCACCCGGCGCGGCCGGTGAGGGTGCCGAGGAGGCTGGACTGGATGGCCTCGAGGATCTCCAGCTGCCGCTCGTGCGCCGCCACGGTCCGCTCGCGGACGGAGAGTTCGCGGGCGGTGACGGCCTCGGCCTTCTGCGGGTGGGGGAAGATGAGGCCCTCGCGCTGGCAGTAGTCGGTGACGGCGCCGTTGGAGCGGCCGATGGCCTTGGCGATGGCGTTTCGGGTCAGGCCGTCGGCGTGGAGGGCCTTGATCTTGCGCTTCTCGGCGGGGGTGAGTGGGGTTGAGGGCGCCATTGCACCCTCCTGGGGTCTTAGGCTGTGTGGGCTGTCCACCCGTTGGAGAGGGCGGTGTCGGCGATGTCGCCGGGGGTGACGTCCTGCGGCAGGCGCCCGTCGGCGAAGGCGTGGAAGCCGGCGGCCTGCCAGACGACGTCCACCAGCTGGGAGCAGATGAGCCGGTCGGACCGCTCGATCCGTGCCGCGAGGGCTGGGAAGCGGAGGCCGAAGGAGGCCAGCAGCAGGGCGAGGATGTCGAGGAAGCCGTAGGGGGTGCCGACCACGGCCGCGGCGAGGGTGGGGACGAGGGCGCGCTGGGCGTCGGTGAGTGGCGCGGCGACGATCACGTCCCCGGGCTGGATCCGGCCGCGGATGGCGCCGTTCAGGTCGGCCTCCACGGTCTGCCCGTCGTCGGTGGTGATGAGGCGGACGTGGCAGTAGCGGGACCGGGTGAGCCAGGCGACGATGGCGCCGAGGGTGTTGTGGGGGCGGTAGAGGGCGACGTCGCCGGGCTTCATTCGGTCTCCCATCCGCAGCAGGGGCAGCAGTCGCAGTCGTCGGGCAGGGCCCAGGCGATGAGGCGGGCGAGCCACCTAGGCACAGTCGGGCCCGTCCTCGTAGGCGGTGTGGAACGCCTCCAGCTCCGCGGTCAGCAGCCGCCGGGTGTGGTGGCCGCAGAAGAAGAGGGGCCCGTTGGCGGTGTCGAGGCGGGCGCGGGCCTGTTGGGGGCAGCGGTCGCAGCGGTGCGAGCCGATCGGGGCCAGCCTGTCGTCCAGCACGTCCATGCCAGCGCCTCTCAGTGCCCGGCAGGAACCTGCCGGTAGTTGGAAAGATCGGGCCCGTTCCGTTCAACTAGGCCCGGATCGGCAGGATGCCGCCGATACAGCTAGGCGGGAAGAATCCATGACAGATGCGCTTATCTGCAGTGGAATCGTCCCAATGCGCCAGCTGGGCTGCCGGGGATATACACAACGGCACCGGAACGATGCCATTGCGTATAGGGCGCCTAGTAGTTCCATGCGGCGGCCGCGAACAGGGCAAACCCGGCGAGGACCAGCCCGGCTCCGATGACCATGGACCGGTCACTGACGGCGGCGAGGATGAGCAGGAAGCCGAGGATGCCCAGCAGGAGCGCGGGCGTGGCGATGAGGGTGCGGACCGCGTCGCTCACGCCACACCCCGCGTGGTCGCCGCCCGTGCGTGCCAGCCGGCGCGGATGTTCGCCCCGCACCGCTCGCACCGGTACAGGGCGTAGTCGATGACCACCGCCCGGTACCGCGACGGCTGGGCCTTGAGGCGCTCGGAGCCGCACTGGTTGCAGACCTTCGCGTCCGTCGGCGCGCCCAGGTGCGGGTGGTTCGGTATCCAGCCGCGGAGCCGGTCGTACAGCCATTCGGTCAGCTCGACGTCGCCGATGTTGTACCGGCGCAGGCGCTTCTGGGCCTTCACGTCGCCGTCCATGGCGGCGAAGGCGACGTTCATGTCGTAGGCGTCGACCTTGCCGGGGCGTCCGAGGCGCTTGGTCACGTAGTCCAGCGACGAGGACAGGTAGCCGAACTGCTTGACCGCGGGGAACAGGTCGATGGCCTTCCATGGCCGGGGCGCGGGCAGTCCTGCCTCGAGCCAGAGAGCGCGCAGGTGCTTGTCGTCGAAGCGCTTGCCGTTGAACGTGACGACCGCGGCGGCCTCGTCGTAGAGCTCCCAGGAGCGGCGGACCATGGTCTCGCGGTCGTCCCATGCGGCCTCGAAGATGGGGGTCTTGTCGCCGTACCAGCGGGCGGCGTAGCAGATGGTCTCCGGGGACTGGATGAAGTTGCGGTGGGAGACGAAGTTGGTGCGCTGGTCGAAGACGCGGGCGAGGCCGGGGAGGCGCTCGATGTCGATGGTGAGGACGCGGGCATCCTGCGCTCGGGGTGCGAGGCGGGTGGCGAGGGCGCCCATTCAGAGCCACCCGAACAGCTGTGCGATCCAGCACGCGGCGAAGCCGAGCGAGACGCGCCCACTGGCCTTGTCGAGGCCGCGGCCGGGGAAAATGGGGTCGAGGACCCAGAGGACGAAGGCGACGAGGCCGAGGATGCCCGCGATCATGCGGCGTCCCGGTAGCAGGAGCAGACCTTGCGGCGGTGGTCGCCGACGACGGTGCGGGACACGGCACCCCAATGCTCGTTGACGAAGGCGAGGATGTCGGAGTTGGTGACGTCGCCGTCGTCGATGACGGCGCGGTCCTCGGCGTCGGCGTGGGCGTCGATGAGTTCGCCGAAGCGGCAGCCTTGGTAGCGGGGTTTGAGGGTGTCGGAGAGTGCGCCCATGGTGTGCCTTCCCTTGGTGGTCCGCGCCGGCGCTCAGTGCCTGGCGTGGTGGGTGTGTGCGGCCCGGTTTGGGCTACCTGCGGGGCCGCTAGGCAGGTGTTCGTTCGCCCCGGGCCGCGTGCTTGCGTGACTTTCCGGGGAACGTGCTCGCGCCGCCGGGCTCCCGCGATACGGCGGGCGGCTCGGTGGCACTTCCGGTCACCCCAGCAGGGGCCGGCAGTCTGTGCATGTCGGTGCGGGTGCGCGGGGCCTCGCCACGCGGAAGGAGGACGTGGGGCCGCGCTTCGCAGATGAGCGGCTGCTACTGGCGCACCCGCACCTGACATGGGGGAAGCCCCGGCCGGGGGGATCGGCTCGGGGCTTCCGTCGGCTACGCGCTGGGGGGACAGCTGTGCCTGTGGGGAAAGTCTACCACGATTTTGCACTGTCCCGCAAACAACAAATGCAGGATCGTGCGGGAATTAGTGGTGGTCCTCCTCGGCCGCGGCCAGCACAGCCCGGGCCACCTTGCGGTAGTGGTTCTTCCAGTGGTGCGCGAGATCCTCCCACGTGTGGGTCTCGTGGTAGGTCGGGTTCGTGGCGATCGCCGCGGCCCGCGCTGCCATTTCGAGGACTTCCTCGGTCATGCCACTCTCCTCAGGCTGGATGCCACTTCGTAGATGTCGGAGACGCTGTACAGCGCGTAGGAGCGCTTGCCCTCCTGCTCGTGCCCGACGGACTTGAGCCGGCCGGACTGCCACCAGTTGCGGATGTCCCCGGCCTTCACCTGGACCCCGTGCGCGGTGAGCAGCCGGGCGGCCTGCGCGGCCCGGACGGGTGCGCCGTCGTCGAGGGCGGCGAGGACCCGGGCCCGCAGGTGCTCCCGCACCGCGTACACCGTGCCGCAGGTGTCGCAGCGGGCCTCGGGCTCGCCCTCCCCCGCCCGTGCGCTCCCGGGACAGTCCGGCACGGCGCACGGCCCCACGTCCACCCGCGCCGGCGGCGGCTCGAGGACGAGCTTGGCCGCGCGGACGGCGGCGTCGGCGTCGGCCTTGAGGCGGAGGATGCGGTCGTGGCGGGCGAGCATGGTGAGGTCCTGCTCGCGCCACGCGACCACGGCGCGGATGGCGTCGAGGGCGTCGAGGGCGGCCAGGTTCAGCGGCGGCCGGCTGCCCGTCGAGGCGGAGCGGACCTGTGCGCCGGCCTTGGCGGTCTTGGCCACGACGGGGCGGAGGAGGATGGCGAGGCGGGGCGCGGTGGTGTGGATGGTGGTGTGGAGTGCGCGGAGGCAGGTGGGGCAGAGGTGGGGGTCGGCGGGTCGGGAGCACGGGCACTCACGCGGCTCGGTCATTCCTCGGTGGCCTCTTCCTCGGTGGTCTCGTGCTGGGTGATCAAGGTCGCGTACCCCGACCCGTAGGGCCCGGCGTCTTCGGTCTCGCTCATGGCTTCTCCTTGGTCTGGGGTTCGGCGACTTGTCCGGTGGGTGGTCCGAATCGTGTGCTGTCGGCGGTGCAGAGCGGGGTCTGCCAGTTGTGCCAGGAGTGGACCCATCGGCCGGCGACGAATCGGATGCTGACTTCGCAGTGGCGGCACTTCGTCTTCACGCTCACGGCTTGTCCCCTTCCTTGGTGCTCCCCGGGTCGATGCGCCACGCATTCTCAGCGCGGACGAACGTCGCCGTGGACTTGTTCCGCCGCCTCGCGGCGAGGATGTCGTCGGCGTTCACGGTGACCGGGCCCACCTTCAGCAGCACGGCGTTCAGCACGTCGGACATTTTGGAGTCCTTCACGGCGTCCCACTGGGCCTGCGGCCCGGTGAGAGCGGCCTTGCGGGGGAACTCATGGACCGTCACGGCCGTGAGCCGTTCGAGGTGGGCGCGCTCGATGGCGGGAAGGGCAGCGGACAGGGCGGCGCGGGCTGCGTCGGGGACGTACTTGCCGAGCGCGACGTATGGCTCGATTGCCTCAGTGACCGCTTCAACGGCCTCGTCTGGGATGCCGCTCACTCGTCGGCCCCGATCAGACGGTGGCCGGTGAAGTGCTCCAACACACCTTCGGGCGTGTAGCGTCCGTATGCGCTCGTGTCCCAGACGAACGATCCATCGCCGTCGGTCCAGAGATCGAGCCGGACAGTTCGTCCGTCGCCCTTGTTCGTGGCCTTGATGGTCGCGGGGACCGTCGTCGGCAGGGTGAACGGCGGCACCGGGTCGAGGGCCTTGGCAATCAGCCCGCGAACGTAGTCGGCGCTGTAGTGGCCGAACCAGTCGAGGTCCCGTACCCGCTGGACGGCCGCCTCGGCAGCCTCGGCGCGCTTGTGCTCCTCAGCTTCCAGAAGCTTGATCTGCTGCACCTCCGCCCGGACCAGCCTAAGATCCCTCTCAGCCTCGGCCAGCTTCGCCTCTGCGGCCTCGGCGCGGTCGGCGAAGGTGCGGACGAGGCTGGCCTGCTCCAGCGCCTCAGCCTCGGCGGCCTCGGCGCGCTGGGTGGCGGCGTGGAGCTGCTCGGCGAGCTCGCCCCACTGCGAGCCCTTCGCCACGGCACCGAGCGCGTCCAGGAGCTCGGGCACCTTGACGTAGATCGCACCCTCGCTGGTGCGGCTCTCGTCGTTGATGTCGAGCAGGTACTCGGCCTCGCCTGTGATGTGGTCCGCGATGTGGTGCACGGTGAGGGTGCGGCCCTCGGTGGCGGTGGACTTGATGGTGGTCATGCGTGGTCCCTCCCGTGGGCGGCGGCGCGGTCGTCGCGCTGCTGTGCCTGGTCCTGTGCGTGGTCGTGGGCGTCGTCTTCGCAGCCGGCGCAGAGGTCGTCCCAGACGGTGACGGGTTGGCCGCAGCGGGGGCAGGCGTATTCGGGTTCGGTGTGGTGGCGGTGCTCGCCGGCGGTGAAGGCGCTCACGGCTTCTCCTCCTTGGTCTGGTCGAGGCGGACACGGAGCCAGCGGGCGGCGAATGCTGAGAGTGAGCCGCGCCAGTACGTTTGGGGCTCACTTCCACGGGCCTTCTCGGCCTCAGCCGTGAGCCGTTCGAGGTGGGCGCGCTCGATGGCGGGAAGGGCAGCGGACAGGGCGATTGCAAGTCGCTGCTTGACTTGGGCGCGGTCGTCCTCGTGTACGAACTCGCCATCTTCTTCGGCCAGTGCGCGCACCGCCGCTTCGATGGCCCCGTCTGGGATGTTCACAGGTCGCCGCCGGCTTCGGTACTGGCGGCCTCCCCGAGGGCGCGGGCCTCGTCCTCGGCGAGCTCGAGCTCGCGGTTGGCCTCGCGCATGAGGGACCATGCGCCGGTTTCGGGGACGGCGTCGAGGAGGTTGCGGATGTTGGCGATGCGCCTGGCGTGGGCCTGCAGCCTGTCCTTCACTGGGCCACCGCCTCGTGCAGGACGGTCACGGGGAGGAGGAGCGAGCTGTCGGTTTCGGCTCGGATGAATCCACCATCGGGGCACATCCACTTGTGGTACTCGGCCCACTGCGTAACGTGCGGCTCGTACCGCTGGTACGAACGACCCCGGGACAGCACGACGGACCCGACGGGCAGCGCGTCGAGTTCCTCGGCGGTCGTGATCGTGCGGGGCTTGCGGTAGCCGGCGGCGAGGAGGCTGTCGGCGAGGTCGATGTCCTGCTGCGCGGGACCGAACTCGCGCTTGCCGAACAGTCGGTCGAGGTTGCTGGCGATCAGCTCGGCCAGTTCTCCACGTTCGCTCATGGTGTGGGTTCCCTTCCGTTGGGCGGGGAGCTCATCCCCCGCGACACCCCCAACACTACCCGTTGTTGCGTTCTGTTGCAAGGTTACCCGCATCATCCCGCACCCCCGTCAGCAGCGCCCCGAAGTCCGCCAATGTCATCGTCACCCACTGCCGGCCCGGATCCGACACCCCGTGCCGCTTGTGCACCACCACCGCCGCCACCGCAAGGTCGTTCACCCGCTCCTGCTCCGCCTCGGCCGACCAGCCCGCCAGGTCCAGCCGCGCCACATCCTTGACCTCCACCACCACCCGCCGGCCGCCGTGCACCCGCACATTCGCAATGTCCCCGCAGTCCCTCGCACCCGTCCGCACCCGCCGGTCAATCCACTCCGACACGTGCGCCGCGAGCCAGTCCGCCACCGCACGCTCGAACCGCGCCCCCGCGGCCCGAGCCGACGCCCGCGACCGCGCACGTGCGGGACCGGCGGGGCGACTGGCCGATTGTTCAACAATCCGCGTTCCCGTGGTTCCGGTCATGCTGTCTCGTCCCTCTCGGCGTAGATGTCCGCGCAGCAGTCGCACATGATCGCGCCTTCCGCCTCGCATGCGGCAGTGTCGTGCGGGCCTCCGCAGCCCGGGCAGATGGTGGTCATGCTGTTGCCTCCTGCATGTCGATGGTCAGTGTTGGCTCGGCGATGGCGAGTGCCATGCCGCCGGTACCGGGGAAGAAGTCGTGCATGGTGTCGCCGTTCTGGTAGCCGATGAGGTCGAGGATCCAGGCGTTGAACTTGTGCGGCTTTGCTCCGGTGAAGCCCTTCCGCATGGTGATGGGTTCGGCGAGGTGATCGCGGCCGATCGGGTCGCCTTCACGTCGAGGGAGTGCTCGGCGGAAGATGACGGGCTCCCAGGTGTAGGCGATGGGCACGTTGCGCTTGAACGCCGCAAACGGCTTGACCCATGACGCGATCCGCACGCCTTTGGGGAGGTGCGGCGCGAGCCAGCGCAGGTCCCCGCTGTTGCAGGAGTACGCCCACCCGTGGAAATCGGCGTCCATGGCGGCGATGAGGTCGAGGTGGTTCTGCTGCTCATCCCAGAGTGCGGAGTCTGGGTGGTCGTAGAAGTGCGAGCAGCCGAGGTAGGGCGGGTCTGCGTAGGCGAATGTGCGGTTCATGCCGTTCCTTCCGTTCCCTGCATCGTCGCCGCACTCTCCCGCATGCCCTCAGCAGCCCGTGAGAGGGCCTCTCGCAGCCTCCCGCGCTCCCCGGCACTCAGAGGGCGTACCCCGACCTCCTCGGGCTCCTGGAGGGCCTTCCCGAGGTCCGCCGCCTGCCGGGGCATGTGCGGGTCGCGGATCTCCGACCAGCAGCACCGGCAGTTCGCCGCCTCGAAGTCCGGGTGCTCCTCGCACCGCCGCCCCACCGGACGCCCCCACCCGGACGGCGCGGTGACGGTCCAGTGCTCCCCCGCCTCCGCGAACAGCTCCGGCGTCCGGTACCGGTGCCCCCCGTCGGGGCCGGTGACCGTGGCGTAGTGGGCGAGGGCCCGGACCATGTGGCCGAAGTCGTGCGCCGCGGGGAAGCCTGCCTGGTTGGCCCGGTGGAGGACCTCGCGGGGCCGGTTGCGGGCCCAGTCGGGGCGCACCGCGAGCATCATGTCCGCGAGCAGGTTCCCTTCCCGGGTGTCGAGCTTGTGCATGGGGTTCCTTTCCGTCGGCGGCGTCGCCCTCGCGTGCGTCACCTGAGTGACGATCGCCGCCGAAGGTGAGTCAGATTTGAGGGGAACAGACGCTAGGTGAGGTAGAAGACTTGGGTATGGGTATGGGTATGGGTATGGGGCAGGTGTACCGACGCCGTACGTACGGCGTTTGTAACGGCGTTACACGGGGCTCATTTGCGGCGCTCGGCACGCCACTTGCGGACCCTCTCCCGGGTCCGTTCGCGCTCCTCCTCGAGCTCGGCCTTGGACGGCTGCCACTCGGCCCACTGGTGGAAGGCGTACCCACCCGGGGCCTCGTGCCACAGCCCCGCTTGGACGAGGGCGGTGGCGTCGGCACGGGTGCCGCCGAGGGCCGTGATCGCGGCGGCGGGGACGTGCCCGTCGGTGAGCTGCTGCATGGACCAGGACCCGGCCCGGACCCAGAGGCCGAGGGCGCGGTTGCCGGCGGAGAGGGCCTTGTGGGAGAGGCAGAGCTGGTCATCGACACGGAACCACGGCATCTAGGCGGCCGCCTGCTCTCCGGTGTGGACCCAGGTTGCGAGCCGGTGCTCCCCGGCGCGGTGGAGTGCCCGCTCGAGCGCGGAGCGGGTCATGCCGAGCTTGGCGCAGGCGACGTCCACGGCCATGCCGGAGCCGAGCAGGTGACGGACCTCGGGGGCGAGCCCATCGCGCCACTGCTCCCGCGTCGCGGTGGGCTTGGCCACGCCCTGCGGCGTAGCGGCGGGGTCGTCGATGGTCTCGTCGTCCCATGCCATCGGGGGCGCCCAGCCCCTTGCGGCGGCGGCGTTCCGTGCCCTCGAGGCGGCGATCTTCGCCCGCCACTCCTCGGGGTTGTTCGGGGTGCACCAGAGCCGGTCGTACAGCGCCCGGACCATGAGGGCCTTCTTCACGGTGACCTCGCGCGATGGATCCATGAGGGTGTCCATGTTGGCCCGGGCCACGCCGAGCATGGAGCCGAGCGCGGAGGTGCTGTAGCCGAGGGTGGCGAGGGCCTGGAGGCGCCGCGCCGTCCCGGTGGAGGGGATGCGGCGCCCGGGGGCCATGAGCTCGAGGCGCGGCTGGATGGCGAGGACCGCCTCGGCCACGTGGCGCTCGATGCGCTTGCGCGGGGGCTCGTTCCGTTCGGTGCGGCCGTAGAGGATGTAGCCGAGGGTCGCGGTGCTTACTCCGGTGAGCTGGGCGCAGCGCTTGAGGGACACGCCGCCTGCGATGAGGCGGCCGAGGTGCTCCCGGGCTGGCTGGGCGTCCACCCGGCCGGAGTCGTAGCGGCCGTAGAGCTTGGCACGCTTGCGGGCCGCCTCATGCTCGCGGTTGGCCGTGCGGCAGGGGATGCAGGTGCACCTGTCGAGGACGTAGGCCTGCCGGGTGCCGTGGACGTGGCGTGCCTGCTTGTGCTGGCAGTCGCGCTTCGTGCCGGGATGGGTGCGGCGGGCCTTGACCCGGGCGGCAGTGGCCTCGCGCTGGCGGTGCCTGTCGCAGGAGTGCTTGCCGTGGTGGTGGGCGGCCAGGGCCTCGGTCTTGTAGGTGCCGCTGTATCCGCAGTCGTCGCAGGTGGCCCGGACACTCATGCGACGATCCCGTACTGGTAGCGGTGGCGTGCCTCTTGGGTGCGGGTGGCCCGGGCGATCGCGTCGCGCTCGGTCTCGAGCTGCTCGAGGAGCCGGCCGATGGCGCGCCGCTGGGAGGGGGTCTTGCCGCGGGTGAGCTGGGTGAGGGTGTCGGGCTCGTCGGCGACCTGGTACCCGTCGGCGGGGACGCCGCGCTTGCGCCGCTCGGTCAGCCATGCCGTGTACCCGGCCACGGTGTGGGCGTGCGCCTCGGCAGACACGTTCGGGTAGGCGTTCCCGTTGGCTGCCATCTTGGCCAGCTGCCGCTCCTCGTCGTAGCAGGAGCGGCACAGGCCGCGGGCGACGTGCGTTACGGAGTCCACGGTGCGGGGCCCGCCGCGGTAGTGGAGGGTGCGGCCGCAGTCGTGGCAGTCGGTGGGGCGGTCGGCGATGCGGGCCCGGCGGGACCGGCAGGTGACGCAGACGCCGTTGCCGGCGTAGCAGACGGTGCCGGGGGCGGCCTGCCGGTCGGTGGAGTGGCGCAGGGGCCGGTTGCAGTCGGCGCAGGCGGCTGGCATGGCGGTCACGCTGCCGCCTCCTGCTCGGTGATGGCGGCGATGACGTCGGCGAGGAGCTCGGCGCGGAGCCCGGCCCAGTGGGTCCAGAGGGTGCCGTCGCGGTGGACGGTGACGACGGGGGCCTGCTGGTGGCCGAGGCGGCCGGTGATGTAGCGGTGGTTCTCGGCGGCGACGGCGTCCTTCT